TTTTGGATTGTCACTATTATCATAAAGCCAAGATTGTACTGTACTATCCTGTACAGAAGCCCAGTCATGAAAATCTCCGCTTTCACGAATTTCTTTAAAGTCTGGATGCTTCTTAGCAAGTTCTACTTCTGCCCTATCTCTAGACAAAGAAGATTGTTGTTTTTTTATTTCCAACAGTTGTTCTTCCATTTCTTGTTTAGATTTAAGTGTAGCTTCTGTAGTTAATTGCATAACAGAATCATACATATCAGGATAGTCTTTTCTCCACTCTTCTAAATCTTCTTTAGATTTAAAAATAGGTTGAGAAGCAACTGCTTCCTTTTCTTTCTTAAGTTTGAGAACTTCATCTTTGTGCTTAGATATTGTCTCATCATAATGCCGTTTTAAATCGTCATATCGCTTCTTAAAAGCGGCATCTTCTACTCCTACAGGGCGGTCTTCTTTAGGTTTCTTCTCGTCAGTTTCTTCCTTAGATTCCTCGGTAGCTGTTGTTTCGACTTCCTTGTCCATTAAGTTCCTACTCGGATGCTTATATGGAGTTGGAGTTGCGACATCTTCTGTTGCTGAATTTTCTTCTACAACAGGAGTTTCTTTATTGTCTTGTTCCATTTATTCTCCTTTGGGGTGCTGTTGGATTCAGGTCGCCCCCATATGCAGGGCCGTTACGCTGTAACGGGTGGCTGCGTCATCATTCCCTGACCTTGTGTAGGTGCAGGGCTTTCTCCTTGCGGTGAAACTGGTTGTTGTGGTTCAGGTATCGCTTCTTGCATTACCATACCGAACTCTTGTCCAAATACTTTAGACATAAAATCTCTAAACTGTGGTACGTTTAATTGTGTAATTAATTCTTTTTCTTGTTCTTCAAGATTTTGTAAATTGTTTGAAACTTCTCTAGCTGATACTTTTAGTTCCATAGGTTTAGCAGCAGCAGGAGATGTGTCAACATCTGCTCCCATCATACCTTGTCTCATTTCTTCTTCCATATTTATCTCCTATTTAAACCTTTGGTCAAATGTTTTTGTTGCTTTATTATAATTAGCACTTGTAGATTTAAATCCATAACCTTGATTATCTCTACCTTTAACAAAACCTTTTCTGCTATCTACATCTTTTCCATTAGCACTTTTTGTTTCTCCGGGTAATGCTCTTCTATTATTAGAATCTAAATAATCTCTTTGAGATTTACTTAAACTATTATTACCTTTATTTTTATCTTCTTGTATTGTTTCATTAAATTCTTTTTCTGCTACATTTTTTGCAGTTTCTATTAGTTTATTTGTATTTCTTTCTCTAGGAACATCCTTAATTTGTTTTTGTAAATTTGCTATTGTTGCTAAAGTATTAGATAATCTAAAGTGTCCTGTAGTAATATTATCTGTAAATCTTTTATTTACTGTACCTATAGTTTCCCCTGTTTGAGAATCTTTTGTATCTATTGTTACTAATTTACCAAAATCTCCTCCTTGACCTGTTATATTAGAACCAGTTTCTGCAGAATCAGTTGTTACTAAGTTACCAAAATCTCCTCCTTGACCTGTTATATTAGAACCAGTTGCTGTTGAATCTAATCCTAAAGCTGCATCTAATTCAGATAATAATTTATTTTTTTCTTCTGCATTTAATGCATCTGTTTCTGCAGGTGTTCTAGTAGTAGGTTGGAATAAATTTGTTTTACCAAAAGCACTAAGTGTTAATGGCCCTTGAATCATATTTTGTCCATTAGGTGCTTTTACAATATTGCCGGTTGCATCTTTTTTTTGTGTACTAGCCATATTACCGGCTAAAGATTCTTTTGTTTGTAATCTTCCAAAATTAGCTTTACCTTTTTCTTCTGTTACATTTACATTATATGTACCATCTTTATTTTTAGTGATAGAAATACCTTCTGTTCCATTTAATGTTTGTAACTGTTTATCTGCTTTATTTTTTAAATACATATTAAGAGGAGTACCTATTAAAGGAATAAATTTTAACCAAGGGATATCGTTGTTAACTGTAAGATTAACATCTTTACCATATGTACCTTTTAATTTTTCTCCTTGTTCTCCCGGAAGAGAATTTATTGCATCTGTTACTTGCCCTAAAGCATTTGCTGTATCACCAATATTTCTTCTTCTATCAATAATAATATTTTTTTGTCCCCCGTCTTCTTTAGGTTTTTCTATAGGTCTACACACACCATCTATTAATTTAAATCCGGGTGGACATGGGTCTACTACTGGTGTTTCAGGTTTAGTTTTTACTGATGGTGTAGGAATTGGTGCAGAAGATGGTGCTTTTATTATACCTTCACCTGCTTTTGGAAATTGTTGTGCATCAAACTGTGGAAGCATTGGTGCTTCTATTTGTTTTAATTGTCTTGCGTAACCTTGTTCTTCTGAACCATATTGTACTACTGCATCTGGCCCTACATATTTTTGACCTGTCATAGTCATAATACCATCTGTAGAAGAATCATAAACATTTTGTGTTGTACTAACTGTAGATGCATTAGCACTAAAAGGAAACATAATTCCTTGTGATTCTTTTTCTAATTTTTTTTGTAGGTCAGATAGTGCTGTCATTTACTTAAGCTGTTCCTTGAGGTTCATTATCTGGTGCAGTAAAGCCGCCTTCCCCTGCAACTTGTGGAGTTCCGACTCCGATGTTGCCACCTCCAGACCCTTGTGTGTCTGAAATATTTGCTCCTGCAGGTACTCCGTTAGTAGGTCCCATGCCACCTTGTTGTGGGTTAGGGCCTTGAGTTTGTTGATTTCCATTTACTTCTCCCATAAGTTTCATAAATATTGCTGCTTGTTCTGGGTCATTAACAACTTGGTCAGGGTCTACATCTAACGACTTTGCAATCTCTTTAATAATACTATGCCATTTTACAAAAGGTGCTAAGAATTGATTTGATGCTACTTGCATAAATGTCATCAATCTTTGTGACCTTACTTCTTTCATCATTAAAGAAGATGTACCTCTTGCTTTAACTCCTAAGTCACCTTGTATTTCTGGAATATCTTTATTGAACTGCATATTCCATTGATAAAAAGATTCACCTAATGGCTTTAATAAATAATCATCTATGTTTTTAATTACTGTTTTAATATTTAAAGCAGCAGCACCCATTAACATAGACATACCTGATGCTGTTCTTGTTGTAGACTGTACACCTGTTTGTCCATGTGAATAAGATGGTATACCTGTAGATTCATCTGCTAGTTGTCTAAACCTATCAAACATTTGCATATTTTCTGGTGCAGTGTTTGGGAATCTTAAACCATGTATAGCTTGTCCTGTTTGTCCACTTTGTCTTCTAAAAATTTTTCCCGGATAAACTGACATGTCTTGACCGGGTACTAACATAGTTTCATCTACGTCAAATACTAAATTTCCTGCTAGTGCTAAATTATCAATAGCCATTCTTGCATGACCATTCATAATTGTTTGTGCATCATCCATATTTTCTGGAATACCTACTCCAAAAAATTGATATGGATTAATTTCATAAGGTGCAATCATAAAAGGTATTCTTGCAGGAGTAAAAGGATTTAATACTAATCTTAGTATATGTCCATTACATATCCATGCATTGATTTGCACTTCATCTAATTCTGTTTTTAAATCTGTAGGGATATCAATACCGGCTTCTTCTACAAAGTCTTTATCCATTGTACCCCAGTACTCTAGAATTTCATATCTATTCTTACTAAACTCTTCTTGATTTTCTCTATCAAATAATGCTGTTTCATAACTTCTTGTTTCATAATTAGAACCTACAGCTAAACAATCTTTAATTGCACTTTTTCTAAAAAAAGGTCTATTAGCTAAATCTCTTAGTTGTGTTCTATTATATACATGTCTTTGTATAACATAGTCTGCATCATCAATAGTAACAGCATCTGGGTCAGGATAAAAATCCCAACAACTAACTGCTTCTACTCTTGGAACTAATTTATTGATAGGTTTATATTCTCTTTCACCTTCTTCGTTTAGTTCCCATTTATGTTCTGCTTGTTCATAGTTAAAAGGACCTTTAAGAATACCTGTACCTAATAAACACATTTCAAATAAAACATGTCTCATTACAGATATTGCATGAGATTCTTCTAACTGGTCATGGATTAAAGTCTCCATGTTTTTAGCTGCCTCATTTGCAGGTTCTATCTGAGGCATTGATTTTAAATCAGGTGCAGCACCTTCTTCAAATCCTGCTTTTTCGTATTTACTTTTTAAGCCATTAAGTATTTCATCTGCAGTAGCACCCGGAGATATTTCTCTACCATCACCTTCAAAACCATAAATGTCTTCCATTCTATCATTTTGTTGTTTTAAATTATCAGGTTTTATATGTGCGTATTTAGCTACACCTAAAGGGTCCTGAGTAGGTTGTATTCCAATAGGAAACTTACCTTGTGAAAATAACACTTCGATAAGTTGTCCATAAGAAGCTAATACTTTAGTCTTTGTTACCTTAACAAATACTTTAGACTTTTCTGAATCACGAAAAGCCATATCAGAACCATAGATTCCTCTATAGTTTCTGTAAGACCTTAACCATCTTTTTTCATCATATAGACGTGCCTGTTCTGCTTCTTGTAATCTAGATTCAATTATAGAACCTAAATTACTATAAGAATCATCTTTAGCATCATCTAATGATTTTACTTCATCAGTTTCAGATAAGCCACTACTGCCTATATTACTATGTGGCATTTATATTCCTTAATAGTCTCTTTCGTCTGCTAGTGAAAAAACTTTACCATCAACCATGTTTTTCTTTTCTTTTGGATAAGCTACGTTACCTTCTGCATATGCATCAGCAGGTAATGCTGCAGCACCTTTAACTACTAATGTAGAAGGTCCTTTTGCATCGCCTTGTTTTGAAGCTTCGTTTCCGTACATGTTTTCAGGAAGTTCTCCTTGTTTGTACTGTTTCATTATTGCCATTTTATTTGTCTCCTTTTAGTTGTTTCTGTATGTAGGGTAACAACCAAGGGTTATCTACACATACAGTAGTTAGTCCATTCGCAAAAGTATTGCAAATTTTTTCTTCTTCTTTATCATCTAATTCTATTCCCCACTGATATACTATAGCATGAAGTATTTCATGTATTAAAGTATTAGTATGAGATATATCATCTTCAGTTGATGATAAAGCTATCATTCCATCGGATGCAAGAAATTGTCCATTTATTTCATTACACTTTGATACGATAGAATCTAAATTTTTTATTTTATAATTTCTATATCCTATTTTAATATCTTTCATTAATATCCAAATACACTATCTGCCGGTGCTGCACGTTTAGGTTCATTTACTTTATCTATAAAGTCTTGTTTAATAGGATGTATTGGTCTACTCATACAACCATATCTTAGTGCATCATAAGCATGGTCTTCTGCATGTGTGTCTACATCCTCTGGATTATTTTTATCAACTGGTAACATAGGTAATGTTCTAATTAAATTAACACAGTTGTCTAAAATAAACAAAGAAGGATAACCTGTTTCTTCTTCAGGTCTTAATCTTTTATGTATTTCTAATTTACCGGCTACTCTACTTCGAGGACTTCTATCAGAGGGTCTCCAACGACAGCCCTCTAGTATCATAGTTTCTGCAATACTCGGTCCTATATCACCTCGTCTTGCCCAAGTAGAACTATCCAGTACACCATATCTAATATACTCCCCTTGTTCTGCTTCTAAAACTTTTCTAGCAAATAAATCTGCAGTAATTTTTTTTGTATATAATTCTCTATAAACAAATAAATTATTATCAAAGTCAACAGCTATCCATAAACAACAAGCAGGTGAACTATATCCCCAGTCACATGCTCTAAATCTCATCCAGTTTCTAGGAATATCAAAAGGTTTAATAACGTGTATGTCTTTAGTAAACTCTGGAAAAGAAGAATCTTCAAATGCTTCCCAATTACCTTCTAAGAATTGTTTTCTTTGTACTTCTGGTAACGAAGCTAACATAGCATAATAATCATCAGTCTGCATTAGATAAGGATTATCTTCTAGTTTAGCCGGAATAAATCTTCTAGATATTTGTTTAACACCATTAGGAGTTTTAATATCTATATCAAACTTTGTATTAGGTACTGCGGGGTCAACAAACATATTCTTAACCCACATTGAACCTACGTTTCCCGGATTACCTGTTGCTCTCATATAGACAGGAATCTCTGGGTCTACACTTCGTAAAGAGGACCGAAGAAAATTATAAATATCTTCGGTAGGGTATTGCGGTAATTCGTCTATGCCTATCCAAGTATATGATTGTCCTTGGTAGCGTAGAGCATCAGTTAAGTTTTCCGCATATCCAAATTCTATTCTAGCACCTGAAGGAAACTTCCATTCTTTTTCTTGCTCTCTCCATTTAGCACCGGGATAAGCTTTTGAATATAATTGTTGTGAATGATTAATTAAATCTCTAAGTTCAGGCATTGTACGTCTAATTAACAATGCTCTGTGTTTTTGTTTGTGACAATAACGTAAAGGGTCAACCAACATTGCGTATGATTTACCACCACCTCTTGCTCCACCATAAAATACTTCTCTTTCTGATGCTGCTAGAAACTGTGTTTGTGGCCCTTCATTAGGTTCAAAGATAATATCTCTATCTTTAATAGCTTCTCTAATATTAGGAGTTGTTTCTTCAATATCATTTTTTTCAATGACTTGTTCTTTACCTTCTAATACGTTATCTAATTTTTTTAGTTTACTTTTTGTAGACCAATAATTAGCTTGTGCTTTTTCTAAATCTTGTTTTTTTTCACGCAATAAATCTTGAGCAGACTTACGAGCTTTTTTTTCTTTAATAGTTAAAGGAGTATTTAAATCTTTTACTCTTCTTCTACCAGATTTTTTTGGTTTAGGTTCGCTTACCAACCTTTATGTATTACCCTTTTTAGCACTTCTCTTAACCCCATACCTGTCAGCTTTCTACCTGTATTGTGGGATAACCATTCTGCAGTTTCTCTGTATGAACAATTATTTTCTATAAACTTTTTTGCTTTTTTAATTAACTCCATATGCTCTTCGTTTTGTATTAAAAAGTCAGGGTCTTCTTCTGATACTTCATAACCATAAGGAATTACTCTAGCATTTTTTCTTCTAGCTATTTTAATTTTTTCTTCACTCACTACTGAAACTTCTGTCTAATTCTTTGCTCCGCTAATTCTTTTTCTGTAAGCATTTCGCTACTACCCATTTCTGTTGCACTTAATGGATATGTTAACATTGCCAGTATTGGAGTTAGTTTTAATGTTGTAGCTATTGTTTTAAGAAAGGTAGGTGACTTAGTTACCATTACTGATGAACCGCCTATACCTAATTTTTTTGGAGTATCTACTACAGTATAATCTTTTCCTAATGTCCCTTTAACAAATGTATTTAATTCTGTTTGACTAAAAGGTTTTTGAAAAGTATTAGTTCCACCTTTTTTCATTAAATACCCGTCTTTGTAAGGAACTCTTGTTTTACCTTCAGTAGAATCTCTAGCAGTAATAAAAGCTACACCATCATCTGCTAACATATTTCCAATATTATTGACAACATTTTTTCTTTCTTTTATATCATCAACAACATTTAATACCATATGATTAATTACAGCTTTTTGAGATTTAAGTCCTTCACCTTTTGCTAATAAATTAACATCTTTATAATCTGGGTATCTACCTTTTGATTTTATAATTCTTTGTTCATCTACATAAGGTTCAAAAGATTTTGCATTTTTAGATAATTCTTTTGTACCTGTACCTAATCCTGAACTATAATCTAAAACTTTGTCTTTTATACCAAGTGTATTTAATATACTACCATACTTTTTGTAGGTATTTTTAGTAGTAGATATTTGTGTTTTACTAGCATCTATTTTAGGTTCTTCAATCATTATCTTTATCCTTGGGTGGTAATATAAAAACTCCGTGTTGTACTTTAGCAGTAATATCTAATTTTTCTTTTTTAGATAATCCTACTCTATCTAATATTTGTTTAGCTGCTTCCATTCTAATATTAGCACCGGGTAAGCTTCCATCTTCGTCTAAAGCATTTATCATTCCCATACTTGCTCTAGGTGCAAAAGCGGCTAGTTGTTCTTCTGCTCTTGTAATTATTTCTTCTTTTAATGCTCTTAGTGGTTGTAAATAATCTGCATAACCTGCTATATCTCCGGCTACTCTAGGATTACCTTTTGCATCACCAAACAAAGCAGTTAAAAATGTTTCTTGCTTTTCTGTTAAAGCTAATTCTTTTTTATTTTCAGGAACTAACATTGCGGACCTTTTGTAAATGTTTTTCTGTTTTTTCTTTTAACCATTCGGGAGTTTTTCTAATACCTGCTTTTTCTTCTGCCTGTCTTTCTCTCATTCCCTGTCTAGCTGTATGAATCATTTGGTCTCTTTGTTTATGTTCACCACGTTCTATAAAGGCAAGTCTGGGTGCAGTTATCACCATCTCTACATTTTTATTTCGTAGTGGCTTTGTCCTATCATCAAAGGATAGATACTCATCCCAGACTTTTCCAGTCTTCTTATTTCTATAAGAATATGTTGGCACTATTTTATTTTTATTGTCTTTGGTTTTTTTTCTTCTGGCAATTCTTGTTTTAAAGTAATTGTCAAAATACCATTTTCCATAGTTGCATCTGTTGGTTCTGTATATTCTGCTAGTGAAAAAGTCTTTGAAAACTTTTTAGTAGAAATACCTTTGTACAGATAATCTTCATTGTTTGATTCTATTTCACCACTAACAGTCATTTTATTTTCTTTAACATCAATGTTAATATCTTTTTTAGAAAACCCTGCTAATGCAAAATCTATTTTCCATTCACTATTATTTACTTTTTTAATGTTATAGTGTGGAAATCCTTTGACATCATCATTACTAATTATATCTAATGTATCAAAGAATCTATCAAACCCTACTGTGTAGGGCATGTATTTATCTAGTATAAAAGTCATGTATACCTCCTTGCTTTAAGCTAGATATCAACGACCCCGAAGGCATCGTCAAACTTTTTAATCGTTTAAAAT